CGCTCTTTTATCCAGTCCAATGTGCCTTGCGTTTCTTCGCCATCGCGTGCTTTTGTCCAAAAGTTGAACGCTTCATTGCCGCGAATGTTGCCGCCCGTGTCCCAAACTTCTTTGTTGTTTTCCTTCACGCCAGCCGCAAAATCATAATCAAACTGCGGATAATTGCTGTTCCGCAAGCTGATTTTTTTGTCATCGCCTTTGGTCGGAAAATCAGTCGCCATTTTCGGCTCCATCAATATCTGCCTCAACCGGCAGTTTTTGACCAAATGGTTCAAACGCGAGTTTCAGGCCATAGCGTTCTGCCATCTCTTTGTCGGCTTGTATCTGCGAAAACACATCCTCAACATCGCGCCCATAGTTCGCGGCGATATCTGACAGGCTGACAATGCCATTCGATACGGCTGTGATGTTCGCGTTGATTTCGCGCTGTGGGTCAACCCATGCGAACCCGCGACCACGGAAATGAACATTGTCTGAAAACTTGTCAAACTTGGTCATCGGCAACGGCACATTGCCAGCAGTCATCGCGGCCTCTAACCATGCGCGAAAAATAGGTTCGCAAAAATGCTGGATGAAGAACGACTGCAAAGTTTTGTAATGGTCGCGCTCTTCAATCGTGCCTTGCCGGATGGATGAATATGACACGCCGGTCAAATCATTCGACAAGCTGGTGTAGCTGACATTCAGGCCGGATGCGATGCCGCGCAATACGGCTTTCTCAAAGTCATCAAACGCTGATGTCGGGTGTGTCGGGTCAATCAGTTTCAAGTCCTGACCTTCCGGCAGTTGGAAAATGCTTGCCGGTTCAAAGTCAACCAGTGGGCGGTCTTCCTCAGTCTCATCATCACCGACAAAATCCTCACCAGTTGGCGATGTCAGGACAGCAAACTTCGATGCCGCCGCCCGCGCCGCTACCAGTTCGGCTTCGCGGTATCCGTGCAACATCTTGATCGACGCGATTGCCGGAGACATGAATGGTTCGCCGCGTGTTTGGTGCGTCCGTGTTGGCATAAACAGGTGGATGATTTCATCGGCTGGAACGCGACGATGTTTGCGGTTCTGGCTGGGCGTATATTGAAAGCTGTCATTCGGATGGTTCGTCAACACATAGTACGCGACAGGCCGGTGGAAGCTGTCGAGTTCCACACCCATTCTAATTTCGTTGCCGTTCTGATCATTGCGTCCGCTTTTCTGGTCGTCAACCAAATCGCTTTCGATGAACTGCAATGTAAAGTTGTCAGCATACTGCCGGTTCACAATCTTTTTGATGAAAACCTCGCCATCTCGTGCAAGTGTTTCGGCGGCGACACGTTGGCAATCAAGCCAGCTTAGTCTGCCGGTCACATCGGCATTACCCATGCGCCCCCAGCTTGTGAAAGCGTTTTCGATGATTGCATTGCCAGCCGCATCAAGTGAACGGTCATCATTGCGTGCGCGAACCTGAACGGAAAAACCTTTTTCACCGACCACGTTTGTTTTGACCAAATTCAAATATCGTTTGGCATACTCATTGTTGCGTGCCAAGTCACGACTGCGATTCCGCAAGACCGGCAGGGATGTTTTCAATTCGCTGTCGGCTGAAAAACTCGACGCGATGAAGTCGCCAAAAAGACGACCACTATCTGCGCCAGCATAGTTCCGATACAGGTGTTTGTATTTTTTCTGCTTTGGTTTTTCAGACCGGCTCAAAAAATCAAAAATGCCCATCGCTTAAAACCTTCCCAAAATGGTTGATTTTGTTTTGCGTCCGTGCGTAATGCGTTCCCGTTTTTTTATTTCATTGACTTCTCGCCGGTAATAATCACGCCACTCCAAAAGTTCAGATGGTGTGAACTTGTTAAGTGAACGCCCGTTGATTGAATAGCTGGAAACATCGCTGTCGGCTTTGCCTTCCAAAATCGTTTCAATTTTGCCCAGCATGATTTCCGCGTGATGGCGCGGATCGACATTGTTGTCATAGTCGGTTGAAACTTTGATTTGACCGCGATCAACGATGATGCGGTTATTGTCGGAGTCGCGTTCAATCTCTATTTGATAATGATAGTCGCCAACCGTGTAATTGGCACTCACCGATGATGCGGCAGAAAACAAATAATCATCATCCAGTGCGCTTGCCGTGATGGTGATTTCTGTATTCCCGCCGGTGGATATTCTTGCAACGAAACGCATTGTGTGTGCAGTGTTTGGATAGTCGCTAGAATATTCGGTAAGTTTGAACTGGATAAAGTCACCGATAAAGACTTGTTCCGGTACGCCTTCCGGTGCGTTTGCGCTGTCAAATAGATTAGCCACGGGTCAAACTCCTAACGCCATCCCTGCACGAACCCGCTTTTTTGTCGCGTTCTGACCTGTCGCCGTTTAGGTCTGCTGGCAGTTTCGTCATCCTGAACAGGAGCCTTTGCCGACTTCTGCGCGATAATATTAACATTGACATTGATAATTGACAATGCCGCTATCGCGTACACGCGACAGTCAAGTGCTTCGTTCCTTGGACGCACCTTCACCCACTGGCGACGATGAAAACCGCGTATGTATTTCTTGACCACTTTTTCGGCTGTCAGTTGTTTGAAGTATTCGTCAGGATAACGATCTGGGAAGTGACAATATCCCGCGCCCTGATCCTTAATCTTCAAACGTGAATAGACAACTTCCTTGATGGTATCGACACCAATCATAAACAGCTTGCATTTGAGATTGTTATTTGTCGATGGCTTGCCAACCATTGGCTTGCCTTCGCCGCCCACACCCTTGATAGCGAATATGCGGCGACCGATACGCGGCTTGCAGAACTTGTAAACGCTCTGCGTATGATGACCGCCACTGTCAATCGCCGTTGCTTTGATGCCTAGCTGTCTGCCATCCTCGCGCTCCCATTCCAAAGTCAGATAGCTGTCAAGATCAGCCCAGACATTGCTTGCGGATGGATCGCCATAGAATATTTGGAAATCAATACTGTAGCTCTCCTCGTCACGCGCCCAGCCGCAGACCTCGATCTGCAAAGAATCATCTTGTACATCGACACCGGCTGTCAGAAAGACAACCTCATTCGGCAGTTTTTCGCCATACGGTTCGCGGTGATTGGCGATGTCAAAGTCGTCAACTCTTTCGCCTTCGTCTTCCCACGTTTCGCCAAGATATGTATTCACCCAGACACGCAAAGTCTCTGGCAGTTTTTTCGCTTGCAGAAAATCCCGCACCGCACTTTCTAACGGTGTCCACGGACTGCATAAGCCAGAAAGTCGGAAACCCGCCGTTCCGACGAATGGATTGGTGGCTCTCCATTCACCCCGTTTGATGGCACGATAACGTGCCGCGTCATCCCACAACGTGCCACAGTGTTCACAATGATAAACGGCTGTCTCTGGCTTGTCCGCTTCCCAATGTACATTTGCCCACCGCAAGACCTGATGCTCACCACAGTCTGCACACGGCACATGATATTCGCGTTTGTCTGAATTTTCAAACGCCGCTTCGATGCGACTTGAGCCGCGATTTGTCGGGGTGCTGACCATCACGAACTTGCGGTTCCAGAATGTTGCCGCACGCTTCTTTGCCAAATCAATCGCATCACCTTCGGTTGTGACTTGGTATCGGTCAACCTCATCAAACAGCACTAGCCGGATAGGACGCGATGCCAGACCCGATGCAGAGTTTGAACCGACCAATGTGATATGACCGCCATCAAACTGTTTGGTGTAAAGCGTGTTGCCACTGTCTCTTGATCGCGGGTCTTTGACTTTGCTGGACAGACACTTTGTGTCACGCAACATCGGAGACAGCCGGTCACGCGAAAATGTTGCCGCCATGTCCAGCGTGGGCTGAACGACTAGCATCGGTGCTGGCTCTTGGTCGATGTGATAACCAATCAGGTTCAACAGCATTTCAGTCTTGCCAACTTGAGCGCACGACATGACAACGATGTTTTCAATCTTTTCATCGCTGATGGCATCCATTATGCCGCGTTGATATTCAGCCCTATCGGTTGACCACTGACCAGCTTCGGCTGACGCTTCCGGCGACAGTCTCCGAAACTCATCAGCCCAATCACTTATCTTTAGTTCTGGCGGTGGTGCTAGGCTTTTGAGCGTCTTCTGGGCGATCCTCGTCAACGCTTGCCCTGACAGGGTTAACTGTTTTGACTTGGATTGCCGCGAGTTCTTGGAGCGCGCCATTGACTGCATCCTTCAATATTGTCTTCGCCTCTGTCACATTTTCAGCCGCGAAAGTCTGCGTGGCTGATTTGGTCGGTATGCTTAAAAGTTTCGCACGCATGTTGCTGACCATTGTATCCCAAGCATCTGCCACATCGTCCGCAGGGATAAGATTGCTTTTCATTTGTTCGCGCTCCATCTCTGCCATGTCAGCTTTCGCAGATGTCAGTCGTGCGCGGTGTGTTGCATAATCATCAGCACCAACATCATTGTTGACGGTTCTCTTTCTCAAATATTGAACATAAGCCTTCACCACTGGCGCAAGCGCATATCTGCCGCGCTCCAGTTTCGGCAAAACACCATCATTCACAAGGATATTCACACGACGCGGTGTGATGTCGAGAATTTTTGCGATGGTATTTAGGGGGACTGTGAAATCATCTTTCATAGATTAGAACCATTATAAAAAAAATCTGTCGCTAGAAGTTGATCGGGGTCGCGCGTTACCCGCATTTGGCACGGTTGTGGAAGAACCTAGCATACCCCCATCACCTCATCCGCGCGGCTTTGCGTTGTGATTTGCTGAACGCGCTTTTTCTAGCCCGCTTCAAAAATTCTGGTAACTTTTTTTCAAATGTTTTTTGCGCGGATAGTTGAGCCACAGTATAAAAAGGAAACCGTGGCTTGATGTCAGCTTGCGGCTCCAAAACATACAACACCTTCAACGGATACCGCTTCTTGCCACGGCGTTGCGCGATTATCTCTTGCCCTGTCTTCGATCTTGTTTTGAACGCACGCTTGCCTGATTGCAATATCTGGCGCGGCCTGCGTGCTTTGGCAACACCGCGACCAGTCACCCTTATCTCATCTGTCGGGATGGCAACATTGTTGCCGCGTGGTCTTTTTGTCCCGCCGCTTTCTTGCATAGCCAAAAAGTCTTTGCCCAGCCTATCAAAGACACGCGCTTCCAGTTTGCGTTTGTTCGCCTTATCGACGCGGAATGTTGCACCGGCAAATCGTTTGTTTTTGACATTGAATGACCGTGGGAATGTATCTTCGACAATGGTGTTGCGAACTATGAACGCCGTTGCTGTTAAAGCCCCAGCAGTCGCAAACGGCAACTGGTCTTTGCCGAACACATCCAGTGCTTTTGTGAACGCGCTCAAATTGCTTTCGACTTTGATATCTAAGCCCGACACCGCGCTGGATACGCTTGCCTTTGCTGTCGCACTTGCTCTGGATTGGGAGATGCGGCGAACAGCACCAACGCCAGCAATCCTAGAAACAGCCCCACCTAATACTTGAATTGCCATATTAAAAATCCGGTTCAAATAAAACGCCAATCTCATCGTGATTGACTTCGATTAGCACGGCATGACACGCGCCACACGTTACTTGCTGTGTGCCTTCATACACGCGCCCTCTTGTTTGCTGACCGCAAAAATCACACTCAACGTAATCACTGTAAAAACGCACATAGCGTTTGACCGGCAACACGACCACATTGTCTAAGTTTGGAACGTCTGACATATCTGCTTTCCTAAAATGGCAATTCATCATCAAAGACCCCATCGCCAGATATTCTTACCACCTCTGCATCTGGAAACGCTTCCTTTGCGCTTTCAACCGCAGACTGCAATCGCCATGCCCGAATGATGCGTGCAATCTCTTGCGTAGTATAAACCGGCACATCCACTTCTGCCATAGTAGCTGACGCGGCATCTTTGGCAATCACAAACGCCACCTCTGGTTCGCCATGCTCTGCTGGTGCGTGGCAGTCCCACAGTTCCGGCGGCATAGGATTGTGACCAGCTTCCGTTGCTTCCTTCTCCATCGCCTTCCATCCGCGTATCAGGACGGTTGATTTCTTGATGACCTCTGCAACATCGTGCGACAGGATTGCCACATTCAGCTTTTGAACCACCGCCTCAAACTTGGCAGACGTTTCTGGGCTGACCAGTTCTTGCAGTTTGCCGCGACCCCATCGGCTCTCCATATCGTTTGCCAGAGCATCTAGTGGCTTCAATGCGCCATCAATCTGGTCATGCTCATAACTGTTTTGCGGTATCCATGCCTGTTGATCCGGCATAGCCTCAATATCACTTCTGCTTTTTCGTTGTGTTCGTTTAGCCATCTTGTTCTCCCATTGTCTTAAACCGGCTCGTTTCAAAGTATGTGCAAAGTTCAATGTCCTGTTGGTCGTTCCTGTCTATTCTGCCGCCCATGTTCAGGTGGCACTCCTCATCGAATTTGATGTATCCAAGTCGGTCTGTCCATTGCACAAAAAAGTAGCACGGCACGTTGAATATTTGCATGACCTGTCGGGCAAACATCGTCTTGTGCCAGTTGCACATGATGTCGCTATATTTCGTTGATGCCACGTTTCGACACCGCACTTCGATGAAACACCGAACATCGTCGCCACGGAACGCCACATAATCCAGCCGGTCTTTCATGTGTAGTTTAACAAGCATCAGATTTTTTTCGCGGCTGATTAAATCTGCCACTGCTTGCTCGTTATCCCTATCACTCTGGTTCTCATAAATTGTTCTCATGTCACATCCCGCTAATGTTGATGTCGTGACGTCCCTATAGGGGGACGTCAACGACGTCAACTACTCATTACAGTTGACGTTTGGTGTTGATGTTCGGTTGATGTCGTTGACGTCAACGATACTAACCCATTGTTTTTATTGATAACGCCTAACGTCAACAGCCTATCAACAAAGTGATACCACCCCGATTTTGAATATGGCTTCGGATTTCCGTCTTTATCCCGCCGCAACTCGTTAATCCTGTCCCGCCAAGCGTCATACGGGATGCCTGAACCATCATTATTTTCCACCCATTCACCCCCATCAGCGATCATTTGCTCCAACAAATTGAGCGCAAAAACCTGATCGGTGGAGAACTTTCTGGGCTTATCCGGCTGGTCAACCGGCTCCAAAATCAAGCTGGTTCGCTCCTCGCCAAACGCAGACTGTACCCATGACACTTCTCTGGCAGTCAGCCATTGCTGTTCGGCTTCTTCGACATCTTTCTGCTTTCGGACATGCAATGCCACAGTCTGCGTTCCGACCTCTTTTATCAGTTCAAATTCGGACGATACCGCGCCTCTAAGACTTGACGAACCGCGCATTCCACGCTCCGCTTGCTTGCCGGAGTGATGGACAACCAGAACCGTGCAATCATATCGCTCAATCAGCAAATCCATATTGCGGACGAAAACGCCCATATCTGTTGAACTGTTCTCGTCTTTGCCCACGAATGACCGCGCCAGTGTATCCACCACGACCATGCTGGGCATCTCACCGGCAAGACCATCATCAATGCCATCCATCAGCAATTCCAAGTCACCGGCTTCATCTGCCAGTGATATGGGCGTTGTGACCGCGTAAAACGGCGCATCAGTCTCTTTTAGCCCCCGTTCCCTGTGCCATGCCTCTGACCGCGTTGCCAGCCCTGTCTGGCCTTCCAACGCAAGATAAACGACCGTCCCCTGCATGACCGGTCTTTCGTTCCAATCCACGCCATGCGCGATGGATAAAGCCCAATCTAGGGCTAGAAAACTTTTGTAGGACGCCGGAGCCCCAAAGAGTACTGCGAATGACTTGTCTATTACATACGGCGCAACCTGATAGGTCGGCGGCGGTGTTTGCCGCAGTTCTGACAAGCTTTTAAGCACAATCTTGCGTTCACGCGCCTTGTGCGGCTCATAGACCGCCTGTAGTGCGCCATTTAGCTTTTTAGGTGGTGCAATGCCCAAATCAGGGAAACCCCCGTTGTGGGCTTTCCTGATGGTGCTTTCGCACTTCTTTTTGAACTCAGTCAGCCCCCGACCATCCTTTTCCAAGTCGCCGGAGCGTGATTTCACTTTTGCTTCATAGGTCGGATATACATTCTCGACCATCCATTTGACTGTGGGATATGTGTGTGTCTGCCGGTAATAGTCACCCAGCGATGCCATCACCATCTCAGCCATATACTTCTCGCGCCCGTCAACTATAGACCCGAAAATATCTGTCTGGTGGCTTCCCAAGTCAGTATGCTGGGCGGCAGTAAAATCAGCCACGGCAATGGGGAACTCCGCAAAGTCTTCATCATTGAGCCACCGATAGCCCACGCTTTCTGGATGGATGACGTAACCACCATCCCCACGAATGTCAACGCACCCAGAAATACCGGCACGATTACGAATACCGTCACTATGCCTGTAATAATAGTGCCATCCACCAGATTGCGTTTCAGCAACTCTAGTGCTTCCCAAAACTTCTGCATTTTCTTCTCTCCAATCTTTGCCGCCTTTTGCATCGCGTACATCAATATCAATCACCGACACACCGCTTATCTGGCCTGTCGGCATACCTATCAGCGCGGCATTTGGCACGCTGAACAATCTTTCAATCTCGTCTGGGTCTTGTGTTGCGGCTTTGAACCCGCCTTCGCAGACCGGACGCTTTTTCACATCGCACGGGAACACGGGATATTCCTCCGCAATCTCCAATGCCTTATTTATTAAATCCACCATAAACCCCTTATTCCCCTTGTGAGAAGGTCGTGGGCGGGAAGCCAAGAGGAGTAAACTCCCCGCCCACTTCTTGTCAGTGATTAGAACTCATCGTCTTCATCACTGTTGCCCAGACCGTCATCTGGGGCTTGTGTGGCGGCAAGGGAGGGAACCGCCGACACTTCTTCGACAACCGAAAGTTCTTCCGGCGTGTCAATCCACTTGGTGATGACCAATGTTGGAACGCTGGTCGTACCCTTACCGACCTTTGTTCCGACACCACCTTGGAACTCAACGACTGGCAACTTGCCAGCTTGCTTGTCTTTAATGTAGGCCGAATAAAGTGCCGCCATGCCCATCGTTGCACCTGTTCCGGCTGTCGCCCATTCACGAACTGAATCATCACCGAACATCGACTTCGAGAACACACGGCATTTGAACCCGCGCTTCCAGCCCTCGCCTTCCGGCTTCGGTGCTGGTATCTCGAC